CGGAAGCGGACTTGGCTCGCACAGCACCCTTATAGGAGTCCAGCGAGAGGGTAGCGCCAGCAGCCAGAATGAGGCCGGTAGATCCAGCGCCATTCAGGATGATTTCAGCGGCGATGCTGGCATCCTTATTCTGGATGATGAGGCTGACGCGCTTCTCTGGGGTAACGGAAGCCGGGAGGACTTCTGCGGCCGTGGTGCTAAGGGCGACATCGGCGTGGATAAACGCCGGGACAAACGGGGAGGAGATGGAGATGTTAGACATATCGATTAGTAAGTGTTGTTCATATTGATTCTACCCACCTGCTGCTGCTGGCGCAACACGATGTCAACGGTATCGGACATAATACGCTCGGCCTCGGCCTCGGCCACCTGAGCGGCCTCCACCTGAAGTTCCGAACGAAGCCAATCCGAGTACGCGCCACGGGCGGCATAGGGGGCGAACAGATAAGGGATGCTGACGATCTGCCACTTGGCCGGATGCGTAGCAGGGGTCTGCCCGGCCGTGGTGGCCTCAAGGCAGTTGTAAAAGTTTCCGTAGTGGGGCTTACCAGCAACAGGGGTATATGTGCCAGTATTGGAGCCGCTGTCAAAGTACATCTGAGCGCCTACCGAGTAGGCTACGGCAGCATCATACAGGTCTCCGACCAATTCAGGTCGCTTGATGCGGTACTCAGCCCAGACAGTACCGGGGTCAGAAAGGAAGTTCAGGACTTGGGTCGTACCGTTATCGTACAGACGGAAACCCAACTGCGATGTCCGGCTTGTGACCAGCGGATTAGAGTCATAGCAGTACAGGATCTCCCCGGCATCGGCAGGGATGGCGGCAGTCACACGGCCAGCGCCGTCATCTGTGACTGTCAACTGGGCGACACGGGTCGTGTCAGGCCACTCCTGCGACTCCCAGATCATCCGAAGACGCTCGGAGATGAGGTCTCGGAACTGGGCAAAAGTCTCCGAAGTGATGTTGTGCCTGTCCTGCCCGGAGAGTTGAAGGGCGTTGTATAGGACTGGCGAAAAATGGGTGGTTCTCATTTTGTGAGATAACCATCAGCGGTGAAGATAGCACCATTGACAGTCGTGCGCTTGATGCGGTTGTTTACGGCAACCTCGGGGTTGTCACGAATGAACTCGGAGACGAATGTTTCGTCATTCCAGCAATCGTAACCAAGGCGTTGACCCCAGTAGTGGACAGCAGAAAGAGGGATACGAGCCTTCAACTCGCCTACCCCCTCGATGGATTTAGCAGCGTTTGCGTGATTGAAGGCCGCAAACTGCTTGGCCTGATGGTACGAGGCCGCCTCTTGCACCTTCCAGCCTGCGATGAGTTCCCTCTCCACCTCCTTGCGGAGATGGGAGGGAATGACATCAGCGAACGACTGGATGATGTCCGACATTCCGCTATTAGGCGGTGAAGTCGAACTTACCGAAGGCCAGCGGGTTGTACACGCAGAGGCCAGCAACCGCTTCGATGAGACGGGCAGGGCCGCCACCATTGTCCGTCAGTTCAGTGACACCAGCGACATTGCCGCCGTAGCGAACTTCGACCATATCAAACGGGATGATATAGCCGGAGAAGTTGTTCTTCAGGAACAGGCTCGGGTGCAGACGGATCTGACCGAAGTCGCCTTGGAACACATCCACGGAGGAGATGTACGAGGACTCGTCAGCCTCGCGGCTCAGGGTGCGAACGGCCGAGAGGGTGTTCGTGCCACCGCTGGAGGGCGTGGTGAAGACGAGGTTGGTGAAGGCGCGCTTCAGGGTCGGGCCGACAATCGCGTCATAGTTCTTGAACTGACCTGTCTGGTTGTAGATACCAGTCAGGATGTCCTGAACGACAGTCTCGGTGAGGGCAGCAGTGCCGACAGTCGAGATCTGAGCAGCGGAGGGGCAGAAGGCCGAGGCGGCAGCCGGGAGATCGACAGTGTCGATGTTGGCGGCGGCGACGATCCACTTGTCGAGACCACGGGTGCGGTAGCCGACTGTGCCGTTATCGACCTGAGCGGTCTGATTGCTGCACATCGCGACTTCCATATCGCGCTTGATCATCGTGATCGCCTTGGAGACATTGTTGGCGAGTTCGTCACGGACACCAGCGATGTTGGCGACATCCTGAGTCAGTTTCGAGACGCGAACAGCCTTGCGGAAGATCTGGATGCGGTTCGACAGTTCGACGCGGTACTGAGTACCGCCATCGTTGACGAAGTTAGATGTGCCAGAGGCCGGATCGACATCCGTGCCATCGACAACCGGGGTCGGGGCGGCGGCAGCCGGGAGGCGGTCAGCCTGCCAGCGGAAGATGGTGTTACCGGGCTGGGAAGCCTTCTTCGCCATCGAGGTGAAGGGGGTGTCCTTCGCATCGACCATAGCGATGAGGTTGGCGAGGTCTTCGCGCTTACCAGCGTTGACAATATTGCGTTCAAGTAGGGAGGCCATAGTAGTATAGGGAGGTAGGGATTAAATGAAGCCTTTGGATAGCAGAACCTTAGCGAGGTCTTCAGCGTTGTTCGATTTGACGAATCGACTCTCAGCATTCTTGGCACTGGCTGTCTTAGTGCTAGTCTTTACTGGAGCAGCGGTAGGACGAACTGGCTGTACAGGTGCTTTGTTGGAAACCTGACGCATCGTAGTCTTCGACTCCCGAGCCATAAACCCACGGATGTAATCGCCCACGAAGAGCATATAATCCGGATGATTCTTGAACTGCGGGAAGTTATTGATGACTTGCTGCGCCAACTGGTACTCCTTGGCCTGCGGTGTCTTCCACCACGGATATTCAGATTCTGCGATAGGTCGGATCGTATCGTAGGCGTTAATCTTGTTCATCTGCTTGGGCAGGTGAATTTCGATAGCCTTCGTAGAATTGACCAGCATCTTGCTGACATCTTCAGGGCCATATTCGGTATCCCCCATAACGAAGCCGTTAGGGTTCTCCATACACTTGTATCTTAGCCACCGGGCTTGCTCGATCTCCTTCTCCACATCGGCTTTCGTATTAAGGTTGGCAAACGGATTTGATGCGTCTGTGACGCTAGTTTGGTTCGCCGACCCCGAAGCCTTGGTTTCAGAGATTTCTTGCTTCAGAGATTCGACCTCGCTGCGAAGCCTTTCGGCCTCTTCTTCAGCCTGCTTGCGCTTGGCCGTCAACTTGTCGATTCGCTTCTGAACGCCCTTGGAGAGGTTATCGCTCTCTCCGTTGTCTTCCGCTGACTGTGAAGGAACTTCGTCTTCGCCATCCTCGGCCGGGGGGAGTTCCGTGTCAGTTACTTCGTCCTGCTGGGACGCTTCACTGTCGATGGTATCCTTGACCTCCGTTTGGACTTCGCCCTCATTGTCTGGTTGGGACTGTCCAGCCTGCTCATCGTCCCTGAACAGGGTATTGCGGAGAAGATCCGCAAGTGATTCTTGATTCAACCCGGACTGGGGCTGGTTTGACTGTACCTCGGGGTTGTTTTGAGCCGTTCCGATCTCGGCATTAGGGTTTTCTGACATAACAGGGATGCGCTCCCAGAGGCGTATGGGGAATAACCTCAGAAACCAAGCATCGTCAATGGGGTCACCCCCTGTTTGTAACTTTTGGCAACTTCTGTCCTAACTCAAGAGCCGTACTTGCCTTCCCGGGACTCCTGTTGCTGGATGAGAAGCAAATCTTTGAAGTCCTTGAGCGCCTCGGCGCGACCACAGGCGTGGATCCGCTTTTCCCCTTCCGTAGAGTAAGAAATAGCCCGGTCTACCTCGGCCTCAACACTAGCGTCAAGGAAAGCAAGTACCGCATCGAAGACCTCATTGGTCTCGAAAGACAGAACCCGCTTATGGTCATTGATGGATTTAGCCATAGATTAGTATCCCGGCTGCTGGGGCTGCTGAGACTGCTGACCCTGTTGAGCCATCTTATCGGACACTGGAGTAACCCCGATACGGCCGATAGACTTGTTCTGCTGCTGGGAAATGCTCATCTGGAGGTTTTTCGTATAGTTCTGGAAGAGCATCTGGAACTGCTCGTCCTGCTGGGCAGCAGCCTGTGCCTTCGGGTTCTTCTGGATGATATCCTGCACGAACTGCAACTTGGACTGGGCAGCAGGGTCGTTCTCGACATATTGCGGCTCCATACCAGCCATCATCTTGGCGATGTCGGTCTGGACATCGGCGTACATCTTCTGGGAGGCAGAAGCCTGATCCAGCAGGATATCCTTGGCGGCTTCAGGGCTGATGGCCTCGACAAAGCGGGCGGTCAACTTGTTGCGGTCAATCACGCCACCAGCGTCCATCGGGACGACAAAGGACGAGATTGCCTTCAGTTTCTCAAGGACATAGTCCGTGTCAAGTTCGCGCACATTATACGAGACATTGAAGTCGTACATAGCCGATAGTTCCTGCGGCTGGAGAACGATAGGCATACCCACGACACGCTCGATTTCAGCGCCATCCATATACTGGAGCGACAGGGAAACGACCTGCTTATAGATCTTGCTCCAAGAGGACAGCCAGTTGTTGACCATAAACTGCTGGGTCATCTGGGTCTTGGTCGGGACGATATTCGGGTGATATAGGCCGAAATAGTCCGCATTGCTCTGCTCGACCCGATCAATCAGGTTGAAGGCAAGGGCAGGGTTGCCAGACGGGGGCGACAGGAATGTGTAGTCGTCCGGGGTGGTGACAGGAAGCAGGCCGCCCGGCTGGATGATATTCTGCGTACCGAGGCGCTTCTTGACCTTGATGGGCGGCAGGGTCTCAAAGGCCGTGCGGTCACGGATAGAGTCGCGCTGCGCCTTGATTTCCATCTGGTCTGTGTAGGCCAGTTCGGGGACACCACGGCATTCCACGATAGAACGGCGCAGACGCTCGCGGCGGTATTCCACGAAAGGATACAGGCCGTGGGCGTAATCAAGCATTTCGTGCTTGGCGAACAACTTCTCCCGGGTGTTAGGGCAGAAGACAGTGTAGTAGATGCACGGAACGCCGTTCTCGTTGATTTGACGAGTGTAGGCGTAGACGATTTCAATCAGATTGTCGGCGCGCTCAAGCGTGTTGCCGATATTTGTCGTGGCCGGAACAAGGTTAGGTTCGGA